CATTTTTAAAATCTGGTGCTGTTGTAAGAAACTCACTTCTTGACGCAACAGAAGGTGGAACAAGAATACAAGTTCCAGAATTTAACCCAATCACACCAACTGAAGAAATTTTAGATGGTACAGCAACTTGGGGTACAAGTAACAATGGTTATTTGACACCACAGAAGATTGGTACAGATACACAGATCGCAACCATCTGTCATAGAGGTTTTGCGTATGCTGTTGATGACGTAGCTGTATTGGCTGCTGGTGAAGATCCAATGGGTCACATCAGAAATCAAATTGCAGATGCTATCAACAAACTAAACTCTGCAAGACTATTTAGCTTGTTAGATGGTTTGTTCGGATCTACTTTTGGACCATTAGGTTCAAACTGTTTAGATTTATCTAAAGGTGCTGCTTCTGGTGCTGATGCTGATAACTTCTTAACAGCTTCTACAGTTGCAAGAGGAAGATCACTTCTTGGAACAAGAGGAGATGAGCTGGATACTCTAGTTGTTCACCCATCTGTTGCTTACTACTTATATCAAGTTGGTATGCTTACATTCTCAACATCTGCTCTCACAACTGGTGGTGCAGTAACTTGGGGTGGTGGCGGTGTCGGTGTTAACGAAACAAGCATCGGTCAATTTGCTGGTATGAATGTTGTTATTGACTCTCAAGTTAATACAGTTCATCCTGGTACAACAGGTCATCAAAAAGAATTCCGTTGCTACTTAATTAAGTCAGGAACAATTCTTGAAGGTGAGCAATCTCCTCTAAGCATTGAATCAGATAGAAACATCTTATCTAAGCAAGATGTTATGTCTGTTGATTATCATAGTGCTTATCACGTTATGGGAACTAAGTGGACTAACGCTGCTGACAACCCAACTAACGCACTGTTAGCCAATGATAATAACTGGGCTATCACATATGATGCTGATTTGATTCCTATAGTTGAATTAATTGTTAACTCACCACTTGATACATCAACTAATCCTTAATAGTATTAAGTTGTGGTCATCCAAAACCTCATCAATTATTGGTGGGGTTTTTTCTTTACGCTACAATAAAACTAAATTACTTTATTAATCGTGGCAGCTACTATAGACGCAACAATAAAAGGAGAAAATGCTAATAGTTATGTCACATTGACAGAAGCTAATGATTATTTTGATACCTCTCCAGATTCTTCTACTTGGACAAATAAAACAGATGATCAAAAGAAAAGATCATTAATATCTGCTGCGAGATGGATTGATACCTTAGTTTTTTATGGAGATAGATGTGATGATGGACAGGCATTGAAGTTTCCAAGAAATAATTATCAGGTAGATGGTGTTGAATTAGCTTGTTCTAAAATTCCTAATGGTATTAAATATGCACAATATGAATTAGCTAGAGCTTTGGCAAATGATACCGATGCTATTACAGGTACTACTGGTAAAGATGGAAATTTTTCTGAAGTTAGTTTAGGAGATATACAGGTTAAATATAATACTGAAAGTCAAGGAACTGGATCTATTAATAATATTTTAGATGTTTATCCGTGGCTACAAAGTTATCTTGGAGCATATATGTTAGGTGGAGCAGGTAGTTTTCAAATGAGAGTGGTTAGAGGATAATGGCAGGTCAGTTAGATACAGCATTCAAACAAATTGCAAAACAGATTATTTCTGATCTAGGTTCTTCTTTTGATTCTTCTATTGTTTATACAAAAAAAGCATCTGGTAGTTATAACAATGCTACAGGAGCATTCACTACAACTGATACAACTTATAGTATAAAAGCACCAGTTGAATATGTTAGATCAACTGAAGATGATAGTAGAGAAATAAGACAGGCGAAGATTTATATAACACCTGATCTTATTGGAGACAATCAACCAGATTTAGATGACGAAATTACATTAACTTATGCTGGATCTACAAGAGTTGCACAGATAACTGATATTGATACAAAACAAGGTGGTCAGACTTATCTGTTTACTATTTTAGTGAGGTTCTAATGCCAAGAGAACAGGAGTTTAGTGCTGATAATGTAATGAATAATCAAATGGCACAATTAGATGCTGATTTTGCTCAGACTATTAGAGAACTTCATGCAAGTTTAAGTACTGCTGAAGCTAGTCCTGTTTATACTGGTTTCTTAGCATCTAGCTGGAAAGTAAGAAGAAATCCTATTGATCAAACAGATTTTAGAGAAGATCACGAACCTTGGGCCTCAATAAAAAGAGAACACGATTTACCAAAAGGTAGTGAAGGTTGGAAACCAGCAGGTTCAAGACCTGATAATCCAGTAATTGATCCTCGTTTTCCTGTTAATACTGACTATAAATTTAGAGAGAAAAATATTTTTATTGGCAATGCTGCTGAATATGCTGGTTATGCTTCTGAAAATCCTGTAATTTCACAATTTGTTCAAGGTGAAGCTGGTCAAATTATTAAAGATAATATGAGAGATAAAGGTAAGATATTCGTAGGAGCTAAACCTTCTAGTGGATTTGGTAAAATTAAAAAGGGATCTGGTTTACGTTACATTGAACCTTCGTAATTATGACTTTAGTTAATGCCAGAGCAGCTTTTGAAAAAGCAGTAACAGATGCAGTAGTAGCAGCAGATAATACTGTTTCTGTTATCAATGATAATGTGCCATTCACAACTCCTGGCAAAACCAAAAAATATATAATTATGAATTTAAGCTTTAATCAATCAACTGTACAAAATCAAGGTGCTGCCTCTGATTACTATGCTGGTGTTATTCAATGTAATATTTATGTGCCAAAAAATAAAGGAAGTTCAGTTATCTCTGCTATAAGTGAATCTGTTATTGATGGACTTACTTCTGTTAATACTTCTAACTATACTGATACATTTAGTTGTGCTCCAAGAGTTGCAGATGTAAATGGTCCAACTATGTTACAGATAGAGGATAGAAGTCATTTTATTGGAATTATTTCTTGTCAATTTACAGCAAATGCCTAATATAAGTATAATATAAATATTATATTAGAATACTATGGAAGCGATTGAACTCCTCAGAAACAAGTTTGGTGTTAGCCAAAAATATAAATATGAAGTAAAAGATGGAGGAGAAACAGTATTAGAAATATATTGGCATCCATTAACTATTGCAGAAAGAGAATCTATTCTTGCAAAATCAAAAGGAGATGATGGCAATGAGTTTGCTTTGAATCTTATGATTGAAAAAGCATTAGATGAAGATGGTAAAAGATTATTTCAAGATGGTCATAAAGCATCACTTAGAAGAGAAATAAATGCAGGTATTTTACAAGATATACAAATGGCAATGATGACATCTGGAGATAATTTAAAAGTGGAGGAAGCGAAAGCAGCTTTAAAAAGCTAATAAAGATTGGTATTTAATGTTTTTTCTAGCTAAAGAGTTAGGAATGACAATAAAACAACTTACAGAAAATTTAACTAGAGAAGAACTAACAGCTTGGGCAGGTTTTTTTGAGTTAAAACATGAGGAAGAAGAAAAATATAAAGAACAAGTGCAAAAAAAACAAGCCATGAAACCCAGAAGGCGGTAATATAGAAGTAATTTATTGGGTCGAGTAAATGGCAGCAGAGTACGGAATTAATATTAATGTCAGGACCCAAACCCAACAATTAAAAAATTTACAGTTACAACTAAAGGCTGTAGATAATTTAGCGAAATCAATAAAGGCACAACAGATAGCTCCAGAACTTAAAGGAGGTTCTCCAGAATTACTTAGAAAATTTAAAGATAGAATTGCACAGATAAGAAATGAAGTAATCATAACTAATAATGCGTTTGTAAATAATACAAAACAAATTAATAATAATGCTGGTCAAATAAGAGGATTTTCTGCTGCATTAAGAGATGCCAGAGCAAATGTAAAACTATTTAGTGGAGAATATAATGTTTTAACTCAAGGTATTCAGAAAGCAGATTTTACAGCAAGATTTAAAGAAATAAAAGAATTTAGCAGAATTGCAGCTAATCAAGCAGCTAATTTAGGTGGAAATATTCAAATGGCAAGGGGCACTACGTTTGAAGATTTAATTTCATTTAGGCCAACAAATACTAGAGAAGCCATAAATGATTATGTAAGTATGTTACGAAGTCTTGAAGCAAGATTAGATAGAACAAGCGATAGATTCAAACAGGTTACCGCAAGAATAAAAGAAATGGAGACTCAACTTCGTTCTCCAGTAATACAAGATACAGCTAATCAAACTTCAAGACCTGCTGGTCCTAGACAGGCAATGGCAGGAGAAAACTTTTTTAACAGAACTCTTGGACAAAATAGACAATTTCAAGAGGGTGGTTTATTTTTTGAACCTGGTGGATTTGCTAGTAGAAGAAGAAATGCTCTTAGTAGTGGTTTAATTGGTGGAGGTTTTCCTCTGTTATTTGGTCAAGGAATTGGAGCATCAATTGGTGGTGGTGTTGGAGGTATAGCTGGTGGTGCTTTAGGTGGTGGATTAGGTTTTGGACTCTCGATTGTTGGAACTCAATTAGGTAAACAGCTTGATATTTTAGTAGGTTCAGCAAAAAAAGCTGGTGATGCTTTAGCTGATTTTAATAAAGATACAACTACTTTAATAGCATCATTAGGTTTAACTAATTCTGCTTTTAGTCAAAGAATACAATTATTGGAACAAGCTGAAGGAAAAGAAGCTGCATTTAATGTTGTTCTTGCTCGTACCACAGCAATAGTTGGTCAGGGTGGTGTTGATGCATTAAAAGAATTTGGTGATCAAACAAGAGAAATAACACAAGGATTTAGTCAATTCTTTTTGATAGTACAAGCTGGTTTGGCAAGAATAATATCTTTTTCAAGATTGTTAAAAGGACTTGGAGATGGTTTGCAAAATCTTACTGTAGGTGAGAGATTAAGAAAATCATCAAGTCCAGAACTGCAAGGAATAGGAAATCGAATAGCTGAATTAGAAGGAAAAAGTGGTAGATTGACAGGACAAGAAAGAGTAGAGCTTAGAGGATTAAAAGCAAAAGGAATTACTGGATTATCAGAATTTGACGTAACAGAAACAAATAGATTAGGTTTTGATGCAATTTCAAAAAGTTTGAGACAAGAAATTGAATTAACAAATGCAAATACATTTGCTAAAAGACAAAAAATAAAAGCAGATAGACAAGTAAATGATTTAGCAAAAGAATTTCAAGAGCTTACAAAACAGACATTAAATCAAGAACAATTAGATTTACTTAGACAGTATGTTGAAGCTACAAATGAATTAGCTTTGGGTTCAAGACTTGTTAATGATGAAATAGTAAGACTTGATGAAGAATTTATTAAATTAAATGATAGTGGTTTTCAAATAGTTGAACTATCAAAAACTATTGGTTCATCTTTTGAAGAATCATTTAAAGGAGTTATTAAAGGAACAATGAGTGTTCAAGATGCATTCAGAAATATGTTTATGAAAATAGCAGATCATTTCTTAGATATGGCTGCAAGGATGATGGCTACACAAATATCAAAAGGAATTCTTGGTATGTTTACTGGTGGTTTTGGTAATATTTTTGGTGGTGGGCCCTCAAATTCTATTCCTTTTATAACTGATAATGTCTTTAATACAGGATTTGATACAAGTTTAATAGGTGCTGGTGCTTTAAACTTTGCTAATGGTGGAAGACCTCCTGTTGGAAGAGCTTCAATTGTAGGAGAAAGAGGGCCAGAGCTTTTTGTTCCTGATAGAGCAGGTACTATAATTCCAAATCATGGTATGGGTAGTATGAATATCGTAGTAAACGTAGATGCTTCTGGTTCTTCTGTTGAAGGAGATGAAGAACAAGGTAGAGAACTTGGTCGTATGATTTCAGTTGCTATACAATCAGAATTAATTAAACAAAAACGACCAGGAGGTATGCTTGCATAATGGCTACGTTTCCTTCAATAACACCTACATACGGACAACAAAAAAGATCCGCACCAAATACTCGAACTATTCGTTTCGCTGATGGGTTTGAACACAGAATACTATTTGGGTTGGCAGAACATCAGAATCCAAAAGTTTACAACTTTACATTTGAAGTTTCGGAAACGCAAGCAGATGAAATAGAAACCTTCCTTGATGCCCGTGCAAACGACAGTGACAGCTTTGATTTTGAAGCACCTGGAGAAACTGCATCACAAAAATTTGTTTGCGAAGGTTGGTCGAAATCAATACCTTACAACAATAGAGCAACAATACAGGCAACATTTAGAGAAGTATTTGAACCATGAGTACTGCTCCGATTATTACTGATCTACAGAAGATCAATCCTTCAGCAATAATTGAATTATTTACACTAACTACCGATGCAACATTGCATGGTTCTGCTCAGACCTATAGATTCCATAATGGAACGAGTTTAAATGCTAATGGAGATATTATTTGGGCTGGTAATCAATATTTAAAAATGCCAATACAGGCAGAAGGTTTTGCTTTTCAAAAAGGTCAACTGCCTAGACCTACTCTTACTGTTAGTAATGCTCTTGGAACTATCACAGCTATTTTGTTAAACGTAAATGCGGTTATGGCAGGAAATGATTTAACAGGAGCTACTGTAACAAGGATCAGAACATTGGCACGTTATCTTGATGCTGTTAACTTTCCTACGACAACAACCAGCACTACGACTACAACAACCATTGCTGACCCTTCTGACGCTGAAACTGTAACCTATACTGTTACTGTTCATAACCCTGGAAGCGGAAATATTTTCAGAATTAACGGTGTAAATAATCCTGTAATCACAATGAAAAGAGGATCTACATATATTTTTGACCAATCAGATGCCACAAATAGTGGACACCCTTTAGCAATAAAATCTGATGCTGGAGGAGCACAAACTACAACTGTTTCTGGAACTGCTGGAAATGCAGGAGCCACTGTAACTTATCAACCAGTATATCCAACTGCTCCAAATGATTTGAGATATTATTGCACAGTTCATGGAAATGGAATGGGTAATACAATCACGATGAACGATCCAAATACAACGACTCAAGATACTACAACCACTACAACTCAACAAGTAAATCCATTGGGAACACCAGATCCTACCGCAGAGTTTCCTCAAGAGATTTACAAAATAGATAGAAAAGCAACGGAAACTAGAGAAGTCGTACAGTTTGAACTTGCTTCAGTTTTGGATATTGCTGGAATACGAGCACCCATGCGTCAATGCACCAGAACTGAATTTCCCTCTATTGGTACGTTTATAGCATGAGTTGGAAATATAAAGCACTGCTTCATGCTCAACGAGAAGATCCTAAAGAGTCTTGTGGACTTTTATTAAATATCCGAGGAAAAGAAAAATATTTTCCTTGCCGTAATTTATCAATGACAGATCATCAATGTTTTATTATCGACCCAGAGGATTATGTAAAAGCAGATAACACTGGAGAGATAACAGCCGTTGTTCATAGCCACCCTGTAACACCACCTACACCTAGTCAGGCAGATAAAATTAGTTGTGAACAAAGTAATCTTCCGTGGCATATTGTTAACCCAAAAACAGAACAATGGGGATATTGTGAACCATGTGGGTATAAGCCTCCTTTATTAGGTAGACCTTGGGTCTGGGGCGTAACTGACTGTTGGAGTTTAGTTAGAGATTGGTATAAAGAAGAAAAGAATACTGAACTTAAAGATTGGGATAGACCCACAACACCAGAAGAATTTATATTAAATCCAATGTTTGAACAATGTGCTTGGAGAACTGGTTTTAGAGAGTTAAGATCAGATGAAAAAACAATGAATGGAGATTTATTATTTATGTCTATTGGATCTCCTGGTTTAAATCATGTAGCTATTTTCTTAGATGGAGATGTTTTACACCATTTAACCGATAGACTATCTTGTAGAGAGGCTTATTCTCAATGGCTACTGAAATGTACAGGAGGGAGGTATCGTTATGTTGCGTAAAGTAAAACTATACGGAGAACTCGCTAAATTTGTAGGCCATAAGGAGTTTGAAGTAAAAGTAGACAGTATCGGTAGAGCAGTAAGTTTTTTAATAAATAATTTTCCTGGAATCGAGAGGTATATGTCTCCAAAGTATTACCAAGTAAAAGTAGGCAACTACGAAATAGGTGAGGATGAATTACATTACCCTATTGGGCAAAAAGAAGATATACATTTCGTTCCAGTTATCAGTGGTGCTGGAAGAGGGTTAGGTAAAACTTTATTAGGAGTAGCTTTGATCGGTATAGCGATAGCAGCACCAGGAGCAGGATTTATGGCTGGTGGAGGTTTTGGATTTGCTGGAGCAGGAGCTATGGCAGGAAAATTTAGTTTTGCTGCAATGTTGGGCAACATTGGTATTGGTTTAGCTTTAACAGGGGTATCTGAAATGCTTACTCCACTACCCGAAAAAAGAGACTTTAATAGTGAGGAAGATCCAAGGCTGTCATATAATTTTTCTGGAACTCAAAATACATCACGGGCTGGTACACCTGTACCAATTTGTTACGGAGAAATCATAACTGGATCGGTAGTAATCAGTGGTTCAATCGACACCCAACAGGTACAGGCATGACAAAACCTAAAGGTATTCAAGGTTCTGGAGGTAGAAGAAGTCCTCCAACTCCTCCCCAACCAACCAGGACACCCGATAATTTACACAGTAGGCAGTTTTCCACTATCCTTGACCTAATTTCTGAAGGAGAAATTGAGGGATTTGCCAGTGCTTCAAAAGAAGGAAGGACACAGGGAACTACTGCGTATAACAATGCTGCACTAAAAGATGTATTTCTGAACGACACTCCCGTTTTAAAAGCATCGGCTGACTCCACCAATCCAAGTGCAACTGATTTTAACTTTCAAGACGTAAAGTTCACTCCCAGGTTTGGAACCGCCAACCAAACAAAGATACCAGGTGTTGAGAGTAGTTCTTCTGTAACATCAGTTGGAGTAACTGTTACTGCCTCTACACCAGTGACAAGACAGATAACAAACTCAAATGTAGATGCAGTAAATGTAACAGTAACTTTTCCTCAACTTCAAAGAGCAACGGATAAGGGAGATCTCCTTGGATCGTCTGTATCTTTAAAAATTTCAGTTCAATATAATTCTGGTGGTTTTACCGATGTCATCAGTGACACAGTTACAGGTAGAACTGCTGATGCGTACCAAAGAGACTACAGAGTAAATCTTACTGGTGCTTTTCCTGTCGATATAAGAGTTAGCCGAGTTACGGCAGATAGTACAAGTTCAAGCCTTATTGATTCATTTCTATGGACAAGTTTTGGTGAAATTATTGATGATGCCAATACTTATGCCAATAGTGCTTATGCTTCTGTTCGCTTGGACTCCATGCTGTTTCAATCAATACCAAGTAGAAAATATCGTGTCAGAGGAGTAAAAGTAAGGATTCCTGGTGCTGGTGCAAACAGTTCTGGAACTCCGAGTGTGGACAGTGCAACGGGCAGGATAGTGTATCCAGACGGATACATTTTTAACGGAGTAATGGGTGCTGCTCAATGGTGTTCATGCCCTGCGATGGTTTTATTGGACTTACTTTTAGACACACGCTATGGTTTTGGAAATCACATAACAGAAAGTTCACTTGATCTTTTTTCTTTTGTAAATGCAAGTAAGTTTGCAAATACATTGGTATCAGATGGATTAGGAGGACAGGAAGCTAGATTTAGTTGTAATGTAAACATTCAAAATCTCCAAGAAGCATTTACTTTGATAAATGAATTAGCTGGTGTGATGCGATGTATGCCTATCTGGTCTGCTGGATCGGTAACAATCACACAGGACAAACCGACAGATGCCAGTTATCTATTCAACCTATCTAACGTAGGCGAAGGTGGATTCAGTTACTCAGGCAGTAGTTTAAAAACAAGACATAGCGTAGTGTCTGTTTCTTACTTCAACATGGACAGTAAAGAAGTAGATTTTGAAGTCTACGAAGATGCGGACTTGATCTCCAAGATAGGGGTAGTTATTAAGCAAGTAAAAGCATTTGCGTGTACCAGCCGAGGACAAGCTAGAAGATTGGCAAAGGCAATAGTTTTCTCGGAAAATAATGAATCTGAGGTCTGCACTTTTACAACATCAATAGATTCTGGAGTAGTAGTTAGACCTGGTGCTGTTATAGAAATAGCTGATCCTGTTCGTTCTGGTCTTAGAAGAGGTGGAAGAGTAAGTTCTGCTACAACGACCCAAATAACTGTAGATGATTCTGCTGCAACAGATTTACCAACAACAAATAATCCAACATTAAGTGTCATATTACCCGATGGAACTGTTGAAACTAAGTCAGTATCAAGTGTCTCAGGTGCAGTTATAACAGTATCTTCTGCTTTTTCTCAAACTCCAAATGCTAATACAATTTGGCTTTTGCAAGATGATACAGTTCAAGCTCAGAAGTTTAGAGTAATAACAGTAGAAGAATCTGATGGTATAAACTATGCAATTACAGCTTTATCTTATGTAAATGAAAAGTACGCATTTATTGAAGATGGTGCGACCTTACCAACAAGAACAGTATCCATACTCAATCTTCCTAAAGATCCTCCTTCTGCTCTCCAGGCTGAAGAAAAGATAGTCGAAATAAATAATCAGGCAGTATCAAAACTTATCGTTAGTTGGCAACCTATTGTCGGTGTTACGCAGTATCAGGTCAATTACAGATTCAACAATGGTAACTTTGTTTCTACAACAGTATCTTCTCCAGACTTTGAGATATTTAATACTGATATTGGAACATATGAATTTCAAGTATTTAGTTACAATGCTGCATTACAGACAAGTGCAACTTCTGCTGATCTTACTTTTAACGCTGTTGGTAAAACTGCATTACCATCAAATGTTACTGGATTATCAGCCGAGCCAATAAATGAAAAATTAGTAAGATTACGTTGGAATTTATCTACAGATTTAGATGTTACTCATGGAGGTAGGGTATATGTCAGACATTCTCCTCTGACTAATGGTAATGGTACATTTACTAATAGTACTGACCTTATTCAAGCGTTAGCTGGTAATACAACGACAGCAGAAGTTCCATATCTTGAGGGCGAATATATTTTAAAATTTCAAGATGATGGTGGTAGATTCTGTGCAGGAGAAACAAGTGTAATATTAGATTTACCTGATAATTTAGCTCCACTTTTAACACAAACAAGAAGAGAAGATACTGATAGTCCTAAATTCCAGGGGACAAAAACTAATGTTGCTTTTGATGCGACTACAGACACTTTAAACTTAGTCGGTGGTGGTAATTTTGATGATATTACAGATTTTGATTCAGTAGGTTCGTTAGATGACTTTGGTGGAATTGTGCCAGAAGGTACTTATGATTTTGGAGGTACTGCTGGTGGAGATACTTTAGATTTAGGCGGTGTATTTAGCCTTGATCTTAAACGTCACTTCCTGACAGAAGGATTTTATCCATCAGATTTATTTGATTCGAGAGGTTTAATTGATGATATTACAGACTTTGATGGACTTACAGCTACAGAAGTTAATGCTGAAATGTTAGTGAGAGTTACACAAGACAATCCATCTGGATCTCCTACTTATACTGACTTTCAGACTTTTGCTAATGGAACTTATAAAGGCAGAGGATTTCAATTTAGAGCAAAGCTTACAAGTAATGATGTGGCACAGGATATAAAAGTTTCTCAGCTAGGTTATACAGCATCTTTACAGAGGAGAACAGAACAAGGTAATGTTACAGCAAGCGGAGCAGGAGCAAAGGCTGTTACGTTTACCAATCCATTCTTTGTTGGTACTTCTTCTTTGCTTGGAGCAAATACTAATTTACCCTCTGTTGGTATCAATGCTCAGAATATGGCATCAGGAGATTACTTTGAAGTAAGTAGTATTTCTGGAACGGGTTTTACTGTTCACTTCAAAAATTCATCAAATGCTTCGATTGATAGAAATTTCACCTATCAGGCTGTCGGATTTGGTAAAGGAGGGTAGAATATGCACAAGGTAGCTTTTTAAATGGCACAAGTCACAGATTATACGATAGATAATGGAACGGGTAGTGCAGTTCGTACTGACCTTAATAATGTTTTTGCTGCTATACAGAGTTTAAATAGTGGATCAGCAGATCCTAGTGGTACACAAGTTGCGTTCCAGTTGTCAGTCAATACAACATCTAATCTTCTTAAGCTAAGAAATGCAGCTAATAATGGATATATCGAGATTGGTAATGTTACTCAGGCAAACTTAGGTCTAGCTCCAGTTGCAGGAGCAACATTCACTGGAGATGTTATACATAATTACACAACAGCGTTACAGATACCTGTTGGAACTACTGCCCAAAGACCTGGTTCGCCATCGACAGGAGACTTTAGATTCAATAGTACAACTACTTCTGCTGAAATATATAACGGATCTGAGTTTACTGCTGTGGGGGGCGGTGCTGGAGCTACGGGAGGAGGTAATGATGAAGTATTCTTTGAATCGGATACTAATGTGACAACAGATTATACAATTACCTCTGGAAAAAATGCACACACAGTAAGTCCCATCGTAAATGCTGGGGTTACTGTAACCGTGCCATCTGGCAGTTTACTTGTTATTCTTTAATTATGGCTTTAAACATTAACGGCACTACTGGTATTTCTGGGGTTGAGGGGTCTGTTTCGGCTCCAGTTTTAACTGGAACTGATTCAAATTGCGGTATCAGCTTCCCTGCTGCTGACACTATCAAGTTTTCAACTGGCGGTGTTGAACGTATGCAGATCACTAATAGCGGTGTTTCTGGAACTGGTGTTGGAGGTAAAATTCTTCAATACAAAGTTACTAAAAAAACCGATTCTGTATCTACATCTTCGCAAAGTTATTCAGAAATAAGTTCT